CAATTACTTACAGCTACAATAAGAACTGCAGTAGTTAATAATAATGTTACTTCATGTACTATATCAATGGGGAAAACAGGAATTGCTGCATACTTTTTAGCTGCTCAAGATGGTCAAGCTTTAGCAGAGTACTCTACTTTAGCAACTGGATCTTTAGATGAAGCTGATAGATTTGGTTCTGATACTCAAATTACAGCTACAGTAACTACAGTAGGTGCAGTTGCGGGTGCTCCGACAGGGCAAACCACTGTTACCTTTACGTATGCTCAAGCGAATAATTTATCAGACGCAACAGCAGTATAATTAATTTATCTATGCTCCTTCGGGAGCATAGATATATAAGGAGAATAATATGGCATATGCAGGTGGATCAACACCAGTAAAACAATTCTACACAGGAGTCACTGCTACTTTAAAAACAAAAACAGGTGGTGCGACTGTAGTCTCAGGAGTAACTTCCCTTAAAGGAGTTACAATCAATCCAAGTGGAGCTACGTGTCACGTTCAAATTTATAGTGGTGCAGCAGCAGTAGCTGCTAACTTAATCTATGAAATGAAATTAAGTGATTCAGCAGTTTATCAAGAATACATTTCAGCAGTAGGGATTAGAAGTCCTAATGGCTTATATATTGATTTGGTAGCTGGAACTACTTCTGTAGCAGTAATCTGGCAATAGGAGGGTAATAGATGGCAACATCTGGAACAGTAAACTTCAATCTATCAATTGAAGAGATAATTGAAGACGCATACGAAAGATGCGGCGGTCAAGCACGAGCAGGATATGATCTTAAAAGTGCTAGACGCTCATTAAATATTCTATTGTCTGAATGGGGCAATAGAGGTTTACATTTTTGGGAAGTAGGTAATGTTAACATGGCATTAAATACTAATCAAAATACTTATAAAATTTATAAAAATTCAACAGCTAGAAATTTAAGCACAGCTTATCCAGCGCAAGATAATAATGCAGCTTATATTTATAATGCGACAGATATTTTAGAAGTCGTTTATAGAAATCAAATTGCTACCCCAACAGATGTATCAATGTCAAAGGTAAGTAGATCTGATTATCAAGCCTTAGCTAATAAAGATGCTACAGGAACTCCTTCTCAATTTTTAGTTCAAAGATTTGCTGATTTTACTCAAATTAAAGTTTATCTAACTCCTAGTTCAACAACAAACAATTTTTTAAATTTCTATTATATTAAAAGAATTCAAGATGCAGGGATATATTCTAATGATCCAGATGCGCCTTACAGATTTTTACCGGCCATGACTTCAGGACTTGCTTTTTATTTAAGTCAAAAAGTTGCACCCGATAGAACACAACAATTAAAATTATATTATGAGGATGAACTGGCAAGAGCTTTGTCAGAGGATGGATCAGCTTCAAGCTCTTACATTACTCCTAAAGCTTACTATCCAGCACAAGGTTAATTATGGGAAAATTTGCATCAGGTAATAAAGCCATAGCTATTTCAGATAGATCAGGATTAAGATATCCCTATAAAGAAATGGTTAAAGAATGGAATGGAATGTGGGTTCACTATACTGAATATGAACCTAAACAACCTCAATTGGAATTAGCTTTAATTGGACCAGATGGAATTGCTCTTGCACACCCAAGACCAGAACAAAGAACAAATCAAAAAGTTCCAGTGATGCTTCCTGAAAATCCTTTTGAAACTTATTTAGCAGGTAATCCACAAGTTTGGACACACTCACCAAATCATCAAAGAAATAATTCTACTATCGTACGATATAGAGGAACAACTCAAGCCAGTAATAGTACTGGAGAGTCGGGATGGCCTCCAACTCCAGCAAATGGATCACCAGAATTTTCCAATTGTTTAGATGTTGATGGAATTCCGGGTTCTTATATTTGTCAGGAAGCTGGTCATACAATTCTTGTAGGTAAAAGAGGAGCAGCTTTAAATACAACTTTAGTTAGTTCAATTGATGCTACTCAAACTACAGGAATTAAATTAACTAATGTTACAGCATTTGAATCAGTAACGACTACTAATTTTTTAAAACAATCTATATTAATAGGAACAGAGATTATTCAATATACAACTATTGCTGATGATAATTCATTGGGACAAGTGAGTCCTGAAGCTACAGCAATAAATCCAAACGTCGTAATAAGAGGAGCATTTGGTACAACGGCAGCTTCTCATTTAGCAGGAGCACTTGTTTACTTAATAGAAGATCCTACTAATTATTTTACCTTTGAAAAAATTGGAACTAATGCTACAACAGGAGGAATACAAGGAGGCGGGTTTCCAGTTTCAGCTGGACCTGTTACAATTACACCATGACATATGATGAATTATCTGCAAAATTAAAAGCTTACACAGAAGTAGATTCTACAGTTTTAAGTTCTACAATTATTAATGGTTTTATCTCAGATGCTGAGTTTAGAATTATGACGGATGTAGATTTAGATGTTTTTAGAAGAAATGATTATTCTACTTTAGTTGTAGGAAATGAATTTTTAACGTTGCCAGACGGTATTTTATTGATAAGATGGGTTGAAACATATACTAGTGCTACAGGAGCAAGAACTCCTTTAATGCAAAAAGATTGTTCTTTTATTGATGAATACACAGGTAATAGAACAACTACCGGGAATCCTAAATATTATGGATACTGGAATGAGACAAAATTGTTATTGGGTCCTACACCAGATACAGCCTTGAATGTTGAGGTTGCTTATGTTAAAAGACCTAACAACTCAGATGGAACTAAACTAGATTCATCTAACACTACCACGTATTTGAGTTTAAACGCTCCCAATACGCTCTTGTATGCTGCTATGGTTGAAGCATGCACTTTTTTAAAAGACATAGACCAGCTAAAAGTATATGAAGGAAGATACGCTCAGTCCTTAATGGGATTAGGTATTGAACAACAAGGACGAAGAAGAAGAGACGAATATGTGGATGGCGAGATCAGACAAAAATTACGTTCTGTTCCACCAAGCCCTTAACAACTAAGGAGAAAATATGGCAAATACGGTAATGACAAGCTTCAAAACTGAATTACTATCAGGCGATCATGATATCGCAACTGCTGGTGATGCATACTATTTAGCTTTGTACACCAGTGCATCTTCAATCAACACAGCAACCACTACAGTTTACACTACAGCGAACGAAGTTCCTAATAGTGGAACATATGTAGCAGGTGGATTACAGCTTGCAGGACAAGCAGTATCTGCTTCAGGTACAACTGCGATTGTAGATTTTACAGACAGATCATTTACAAGTGCAACTATCACAGCAAGATACGCACTAATTTATAAATGGAATGCTAGCCCTGGAAGTACAAAAGCTGTTTGTGTATTAGATTTTGGATCTGACCAGACATCTACGAGCGGAACATTTACGATTCAGTTCCCCGCGGCAGGTGCAGGTACTGCTATCATAAGAGTAGCATAGGAGATAAAAAATGGCTTTTAAAACAGACGATCGAGTTAAAGTAACTTCGACGACTAATGGCACAGGTTCGTTTACTTTAGGTGCTGCAGTCACAGGATTTATAGATTTTAACTCGGGAGTAGGAAATAGTAATACAACATATTATACTATTGTTGGTGAAGATGTTTCATCAGAATGGGAAGTAGGTATTGGTGTTTATACTCACTCAGGTACATCGCTATCAAGAGATACCGTAATTGGTAGTAGTAATGGTGGGTCTAAAACTGATTTCACTACTGGAACTAAAATTGTTTTTGTTACGTTACCAGCGGACAAAGCAGTAATGAAAGATGATTCTGGTAATTTAGTTTATGGAGATGGCACAGCTGTCGACGTAGGCGCAAGTAAAGGATTCGCAACAGCAATGGCTATTGCGTTATAATAAGGAAAAAATATGGCACAAAATTTTAGAAGATATGTATCTAACAACGTAGGAACAGCCCCCGCTACTGTGGTAACGGCAAATTCTTATGATGCTATTGTTGGTATATCTTTGTCGAATGTGCATACTTCTGCAATCAATGTAAGTTGTTATATTAATGACGGAACAAGTGACATTTATCTTGTTAAAGACGCACCACTTCCAGTGGGTAGTGCTTTACAAGTTTTAGATGGCGGAGCAAAATTAGTAATGGATGGTACTACTTCTGATGCTCTTAAAGTCGTTAGTGATACAGCTTCTTCATTGGATGTTTGGGTAAGCGCAGTTGATGCAATTAGTACATAAGGTTAAATATGGCTTATATAGGAAACATACCGGCTGAAGCGTACATCAGTCTTTCATCGCAAACGTTTACTACAATAAACGGAACTGTCTATACGTTAAGTACAACGGTAGCTAATTCTGATGATCTTGCTTTGTTTCTAAATAACGTTAGACAAAAACCTTCAACATACACAGCAACAGATACAACTTTAACAATGGGTACAGCTACTACAACAGTTGACGAATTGTATTGTGTCTTTTTAGGAAAAGGAATTCAAACAGTTAACCCTCCTGCTGGTTCAGTAGGAACTTCTCAAATTGCAGAT